TGAACCTTTCTTTCATTTTGTCAATGGAATCATCACTTTCAAAAATAGCATTATCCCATTTATCAAAGCGTTCTGTATTTGCCAAATCGTAGAACTCTTTTTTCAATTCAATGCCAACAGCGTTTCTGCCATTTTCAATAGCAACCTTGTTGACTGTTCCTGCACCGGCGAATGGATCAAGAACAACATCTCCGGGACAGCTCCACAGCTTAATACATCTTTTTACGAGTTCTTCTGCAAAAGGTGTTGTGTGACCAATACCTGAGTTACTAATGTTCCACACTCCATCTGCCCAGTCTGCCCATTCTTCGAGTGTGATATCAGATGCTTTAATCAGCTCACAATCTCCGGCTTTTTTATATACATATACAAAGCCCACATTTGCTGCAAGAATTGTATCTCTTGCTTTCATGTTTCTGTAATACAGGTTTCCTTGAGCAAGCATTGCTCTCTGTGCGGAATACTTTCTCCAAAATGCCTTAGTCCATAATGACATATCATGTTCTTTCATAAGCCTGTCGATATCGCCAGTCAAACTTTCCTGCCCCATTTTTCCATCACGACCAAGTGTGTAATTATAATCTTCAAACTGCATTACAAATTTTCCACCTGGTTTTAATACTCTGGAACACTCTGCAATAACAAGACCTAACAGGTAATAATATTCCTCATAACTTTCACAGTTACTTAAATCACTAGGATCATTGCTGTATACCCTCAGATTATGATATGGTGGAGAAGTAATGATTAAATCAATACTTTGCCCCCCCATCTTCTTCAATTCTTTCAAACAATCTCCGTTAATCCATAAATTTTTTAACTTCATTTTTTCTCCTTTTTGCTGGTTGTTACATTTATTATTGCTTGTTTATAATATAAAAGAAAAATAGACTCTATTCTCTTTTCTTTTATATTATATCATCATTTTCACAAATGTCAATATTTATTTTGACTTGTTTATATCATTCTAACTTCATTACTCTTTTTCTTAAAATGTGAGTAGCACTTCCAACGCTACATTCTTCTAATCCAAAACGATTCGTATAGAATTTTGTTATGATTCCGGTATTCAGTCTTGCATCTGTATTTTTCCCATGAATATAAACTACTTTATCTCCAATATTCAGTTCATTCCCATTACAATCTTTCATCTGTTCTATCTCCTAATTCCTAAATAAAAAACATATTTTATTTATATTTTTCAAAGTAATCATGCATCGCATTGTCTGCATTTTTGCCAGCCACGACACAAGCGTATACCCCCACAAATACCACAACTCCAATTAAAGCCAATCCTATCTTAACCATTTGTTTTACCTTCTTTCTTTTCGGCTTCCAGTTCTGCAACATGTTTAAGTATTTCATCACGTTTCTTACAACCAAGCCCGCTGTAGTATGATCTACAGTTATTTGTGTGTTCACATTCTCTACAGTTTTTTACTACCATAATCATTTCTCCCCTATCTCAGTTCAACCAAATATTTGATTGTACACTGATCTTCTTTGTACACAATAATTTCATCATTTCTTAACATGCTACCGGCATGAGCATGTAAGCAATTTGCACCTGGGCATGTCTTCTGCAGCCGTTCATAGTTGAAATCATAATATTTACTATCAAATGAATGTACATCGTATGGTTTTCCATACGCTACATCCATAAGTGCCATAAATGCAGAATTTGAATTTCCTCTTGCCCAGTATGATCCACTTAAAGATGTATAGCCCAGTGATTTTCTGGCTTTTGGTGCATAGTAAATACCATATCCGAACATCTTTCCTGTAATAACTGCATTTGTCGGACGTAACACAAGACCTGTATTGATGATTGACCACCAATTCTCATTTCTACTTCCATGCCATAACAGTTTAGTCTTTGAAATATGTTCTTTGTTGACAAACTCATCAAATCGTTTTTGAGTCTTGATATTTTTGACACGCCACGCTCTATAGAATTTGTCCCGACAATCTCCAAGAAGACTCTTAATCATTCGTACATCTTCTTCTGTTGCTTCTTCAAATTCAAGCCCCATTGCTTCAAGAATAGTCTCTTGCTTCTCTTCTACATCATTTGTATCTGGTTCATCCTGTACTGTATGTGTGACAACCTGACCTCTCATGACATCAAGTAGATCCTGTTCGTCTTTGAGAATGCGTGCGAAATCTTCTTTGCTTCTGGAAAGATAATCGTTGACATTACCCATTTTTCGTGGGATTACACTAAACAGCTCTAACAGAGTATTATTGAAATCCTCTACCTCTTCTCGCTGCATGAGCCTATCAATTACTTTCTGTGCCTCATCAACCATAGCCTGTGTTACTTGCTGAGATGAAACTTTATAGTTTGCCTGGATTTTCTGATGAGCCATATCTTGAAGTCTTTGGACAATTTCTGAAATTACTTTATTTTCAATTTCCTTATAACCGTCTTTCCCTTTTGGTTTCTCTTTCTGAATTAAATCCTGTACAAGATGTGTCTGATCCACATATCCCTTTTTGATTTTCTCATTATACTTTTTATTCCACTGTGACATTGAGTAAGAGGCGTGCTGGCAACTTGCACCAACACGACCATATTCAACCTCGAAAGTATCACCATGCGGAATCATACGATAATATTTATTATTATTGTTTGTTGTTACCATAACAAGGTAAACTGGTGATTTCTCTTCCATAGTTACCTCCTACTGCACACAAACAAGAATCTGGATATCCGCATCCCCGAAAACAAATCCAATCATTGCTTTCACATCGTCCCAGTCAAGACCGCCTCTACCGCAGCAAAGTTTTGGAATAGCAAGTTTTGTAGTTTTGCTATCTTCCATCTGATCTCTCAGATTAACTAGGGCTTCCATAAGAAGATCTCTATCCGGGCTGTCATAGCTGCTATCTTTTACGACCAGTGAATAAACATTATCAACAAGATACGTTTCTCCACACTCAATCTCATCATACTTATCAGTCAGCTTTTCTTTCAGGTCATATGTCTTCTCAAATACTGCCGGAAGACCAACCTTGAAATTAAGATCCCTGGAAATTCCCTGTGCTAAGTAATATCCCTGTGGTACTGCCATAATGTTGATTTCTAATTCCGTAATCTTCATATTGTTTCTCCTTTATTTTTGTTTGTTTATCATGTTTAAAAATTCTTCTTCCGTAATAATCGGCACACCATTCTTTTTAGCATCACGATTCTTACTCGAAGAACTTTCAATATCATTATTGATTAAATATGTTGTTTTCTTTGAAACTCCACCGGCTACCTTTCCTCCAAGTGATTCGATCTTTTCTTGTAACTCTTTTCTGTTTGAGAAGATATTAAGGCTACCAGTAATTACAAAGATATTTCCAGCAAATACATCGGAGCTTTTTTCTTCTTTTACAAAATGCATATATGATACCAGTTCGGAATACATATCATTCTTTGAAAATACATTATCGAAAAATTCATAGATGCATTTATTTACCTCTGTTCCGAATGACTCCAACTCTGTAAAATCAAATCTTGATTTCAGCGCACTTTCAAATGAATTCCAGTCACCATCAAATCTTCTGCTGATAATCTTTGCCTTACTTAATGCGATATTCTGTATTCCAAGCCCGGCAATGAAATTTTCCAATTTTACATTTTTACTTTTCTCAATGGCAGAAAGCAATTTTGCAAATGACTTTTCTCCCATACCTTCAAAGTCCACGATTTCATCATGGTGGTTTTCCAGTTTATAGATATCCAAGATATTCTTGATAATCCCGGCATTAACAAATTTTTCTACTGTTTTTTCAGAAAGACCGTCAATGTTCATACATTCTTTCGATGCAAAATAAGCAATTTTTCTGATATTTTGTGCTGCACAATCAATGTTCCTACAATATAATGATATACTTCCACCATCTGAACACTGAGTTGTAGCACCACCACAAATAGGACATACTTTTGGCACTTCAAAATCTTCCGTTCCACCAACGGCTTTTATTATTTGCGGTATGATTTCATTCTTCTTGACAATAGTTACTTTTGCACCTTTTTTAATTCCAAGTTCTTTAATGATACTAAGATTATGCAACGATGCTCTACTAACATCTGTACCATCAAGAATAACCGTATCAAAAACTGCTACCGGCGTAATCTTTCCAGTTCTTCCGACTTGCCAATCAATGCTATGGATTACACTTTCTTCCTCTTCTTCCTTAAATTTGAATGCGATACCGTTTCTGTAATGGTGTCCTGTTCTTCCCTGTTTCTTCCCATACTCAATATCGTCATACATAACGACCAGACCATCAATAGGTATGTTCTCTTTCTGGGCTTCCATTACCATGCTATCCATCACAGAATCAAATGCTTCAAATTCAACATCTTTTGGATTAAACATTCTGTATTTGCACACATCGAAACCAAACTCTTTAATCCGTGATAATCTACCATTCAAAGAGTTGATTTCTTCTAATCCTTCAAGAACATTGAACGCATAGAAATATACTTTTCGCTTTGCACAAACACCTGAATCAAGCTGCTGCACTGATCCACTTGCTAAATTTCGTGGTGTCTTATATCTATCATCCACATTAGGAATCTGAGCATTTATGGCTTCAAAGTCATCTCTATGGATGATTCCTTCGCCGGTAACTTTTAAATACCCTTCATATTCTATTTGAAGTGGCACATTTACGAACGTTTTTGCATTATCGGTAATAATGCTTCCTTCTTCGCCGTTTCCTCTTGTTGCTGCTCTTACTAATTTGCCATTTTCATATTCCAGGCAAATTGTTAAACCGTCTAATTTATACATGAGAAGTGCTTCTCGATTTTTAGTAAAATCCATTGCAACCTTTCTATCTTTCGTCTTGTCCAGGCTTAACAACGGATAACTGTGCTTAATTTTCGGAAGCTCCGAACTTACTCTAAAACCAACGGTTCTTACTGGGCTGCCAGAGAAAAAGAACCCTGTTTTATCTTCTAAATATTTGAGCCGGTCAAAATTTTGATCGAACACATCATTAGAGACAGACGGTTTTGAAAGTACATAATACTCATAACACCACTGATTCAACTTAATGGTCAATTCTCGTATCTCTTTTAAATCATCTTGTCTTGACATTTTTCCTCCTATAAGTGGGCACTTTGCGCACCCACTTTATTCTTGTTTGTTTTTTATACTATCTGATTTGACCTCTCAAATAATACTGCATAACCCCATAAATGTAGATTGGAGTATACGCACGTTCCTTCATGAAAACAATCTGAAGATCATATTTGTGGTTAAAACTGTGAAGACTTCCAAGATAACTTTTCTTATTATACTGGGTGTCATAATTTCCATTTACCACATCTTCATATCCGGCATTTTCAATAAGCAAATACTTCTTCTTCGCTTTCGCCGTTGCCATTTCTTTCTCAAATCTGGCTCTTTCTGCTGAGAGATTTGCGGACAACTCTTCAAGATTAGCTTTCCTCTCAATGAATATTTCATCATTGAAATAGGTATCTCTCATGATTGATAACTTCTCATTTTTCGGAACGTAAAAACTGTAATCGCCATTCTGTAATGCTTTTTTCTTATACGGAATACCGTGAGCATCAAAGTAATCAGTAATATGGTTGTTTACCTTTTCTTTCGTATCAACCAGAATGACAATTGATGATAGAAGCTCTTTTTCTTCGGCTTCAGTATACTTATACTTTCCTAACATCATTTTTTACTTACCTACCATTTCATATTTTGTAGCCCACCAATCGAATTCACCTTCAACTGGCACAAACTTTCCTTCTGCCGACATTTTCATCCTTGCTTTTTTCTTTTGGTTGGTGATATGTATAATGTCACCTTTTTGCAGCGGATTTCTGTTAAAGTCCTTTTTGGCAACTTTGACTGTCAACGTGTTTCCATTTGCCAATGCATATACCTTAACTTTCGGAGTATACTTAGTTTCAGTTTCCAGAACGACTACATATCCTTTATACTGATTATCCACGATGTCAATATACCCTAAATTTTCAAGCTGATATCCTACACGATCAACGAATGTTGTCCTATCATATGGCATCACGCTTATATAATCATGTAAAACACCCATCATATTCACTTTTGTAAATGTTTTTTCACTTTCTTTTTCAGAATTACGTCTGATAATTTCATACGGAATACCGAGTGAATCAGCTTTATCCTTTTTCATCTGCTTTTTACCATAGAGCAAATCGAAGTAATCATACTGTTTCAGCAGATACTTTACTTCTCCAAATTCTTCAAAGAAGTTTAGCTGTATCAGGATCTTCATCTGTTTTGAATTGACCGGCAACGATTTTTCTTTTACTACAGCCAACAAATGAATAAAGTCCTGGAATTCCATATCTTTTATAGACTGGAAAGCATCGGCTACTTTTGAGTTAAGATATTTAATAGAAGCAATTCCCTTATAAATCACATTCTCTTCCTTATTAAATGTATATTCACTTGTGGAATGCCTGAATTTAACACCCTCAACCTTAATACCTTTTTTCTTAGTATAATTGGTAATATTCAGTGTCTTTTCTTCTTTTCCCTCAAATGTATTTAATGCTGCTGTCAGGAATTCCAATGGGTAATAATACCGCAAATATCCGCATATATATCCAACGCATGAATAAGCGTCTGAATGATTCCATGAGAAAGCGTATCGTGTTGCATCAAGAATACCCTGTTTAATTGGTGGGAAAATTTCTTCAAGCTGCTCTTTCGGCGCACCGTATGTTTCATTGGAATAGCTTATAAATCTGTCATGTATTTCATCAATGAATTTTTCAGTTCCATATTTCTTTGCAATTCCTCGCCGGACTGTATCTGACTCTGCATCTGAATAGCCACAAAAGTTTACCAAGAATTTCATGATATCTTCCTGCATGGTAATTCGCCCGGAAGTTGTTGACAAGAATTTATCCAGTTCTTTGAATCCAGTAACCAATACATGTCCTTCCGCAACATCATCACGGAAACTTGCACATCCAGGTCTAAGCAGACCATTCCCAAATGAAAACCATTTAATATAGGAAAAGTCTTTATTATTGCTTTTCGCAATTGCGATAGTTTCATCTGACATAAAACGTTTGAGATATGCCTGTGCTGAAGTTGACTCCCACTGGAATATCAAAGTTGTGTCTTCCCTAATGTCCCTCCATACATCTTCGTCATCAAGGTCAACGTTATCTGGTGTCATTCGCTCAATCCCGGCAAGTTTACAGGTTTCATTGATTACACCAATGTTATCAAGTCCAAGAATATCTAGCTTGACATACATGAGTGCATCCAGTTCCTTCATATTTAATACGGAAACTGGATAATCAGAAGTTGATAAACTGCACATTCCAACTTCTTCATCAATATTCAAATCACTTACCAAAACGCCAGACGGGTGTGATCCGATAGAAACGATTGTTCCACTTACGATATCTACATATTTGAATAAGTCTGGATATCGTTCACGGAATACATCGTCAATAATCCATTTGCCATCTTCCAGATATACCGCCTCTGATATTGCAGACGTTTCTACGATAGACATTCTCAATGCTCGTCCTACGTCCTTAATTGCCCCTTTTAATGCAATCGTGTTGAACGTGATAATCTCACTTGCTCGAATATTCGGAAGATCCATATGATCTCTCAGAATGAATTGCTTAATGATATCCCTATCTTTTGAAGAATAATCTGTATCAATATCGGCATTTGTAACACGACTTGGGTTCATAAAACGGAAGAAGTTTAATCCAAATTTCTTACTATCCATTTGAGTGATTCCAAGTATGTAGGCAACTTCACTTCCAGATACAGATCCACGACCATATCCACAAAAGATATCATGTTTTGTTTCCCATTCTCTCAAATAGGTCTGCAGCAACATAAAGTCAATGGATTTCGTTTTTTCGTACACATCAACCTCATCTCTTATGATTGGATTTATTTCTTCTGGTTTATATCGTTTGCGGACATATGGATGTACTTTATATGCCTGGTTAATCTTCTGTTTATAAGTTTGAAGCGGATGATCGTATATTTTCGGATATTTTGTGTTTCTATCCAATTCAAATGTTTCAACACAATCTGCCATTCTGTTTGTATTCATAATGGCTTCCATCCACACTTCTTCCGGCAATGAATCCTGTCTCTTATATGCTTCACACAATGCTTCAAAGGACTTAAATGTTAAATCCCATGCGTCTTCTTCCGCAAAATGAACACCCTTACTAAGCTGCAGAATCTTTCTGCCCTCCATATGCGTGTCATTTAATGCATGTGTATCTGTTCCGGCAATCAATGGAATACCGTATTCTCTGCTTAATGCATACAATTCTCTATTATAGTTTATTTGGTCTTCAACATTATGGTGCTGAATTTCCAAGTAGCACCTATGCTTATTTTTTATGCAGAATTCCAAAAACCTCTCTTTTACTTTATCTGTACCTTTCGATAAGATACCACCAAGACAAGCAGATGTAACTATCACATTGTCGGAAGTATTCAGCAAATCATCAAGGTAAATTCTCGGCATATAGTAAAAATGACTATCTGTTCTGCAAAATGATTGTGAAGTTAATCTATTGATTTCTCTGACACCAGCATGATTTTTTGCGATTAAAACACAGTGATAGTTGTCCCTCGTCTTTACAACTTTTTCTTCTCTAATACTTTCTGGATCTATCGGATATGTCTTATCGTCATCTATGCTTTTTGCCAGATATACACCATCTTCTCTCTTGTAGTAGCTTTCAAAAGATATTCTCACATCTTTTTTCGCTGTACTTGAAGTAAATAAATCAATGGCACTGTATACTGTCCGTTTGTGGTCAGAGTTGTTATCTTCGGTTATGTAGGCTTCCACCGCATGAATATATTTCATTCCGGCATTTTCAATAGCTTCCTTTTTATGAAACCACTCAAAAATATTGCCGTGTTCGCTAAAAGCCATAGCTTTCATTCCCAGATTTTTTGCTGCCTCTATGTATTCACCAAACTTTGTAACGCTATCTACATTGGTTACTCCATTCGATAAATCACTATGGAGATGATATACTACATAATTGTCCATACCTACCTCCTAGTAATTCTTATATTCGCAATATGAATTTCTGAATTTACACAGATTGTGGCAGTAATAAAAATCTACAGTTGGTGGGAATTCACTTGTATTTCTGATTTCTTCCAGGGTATCTATTGCCCATTTTTTCGCTTCTTCATAATCTTCTTTATTAAAGTCAAGAAAATCCCACTTTCTATCTCCAAAGTAGTTCCAACCTATACGATCTGGGAATATACCGTACTCATTGAATACTTGTATTGAATAGAGATATAACTGCCTTTTGTACTGCTGAAATTTATCCTTTTCGGATTTCAGTAATTTTCCTTTCTTCCCATAGGGATATTTTGAGGATTTGTGGTCAATGAGAACAATTTTTCCTGTGTCTTTCTCCCTTAAAAGCAAGTCGATATATCCAGTGAATTTATACCCATTGATCTCAAAATCGCATTTCTTTTCGATACCAAGAATTTCGTACTTACTGAAATCTATATCAATGTTATCGAAATATTCAATTGCTTTCTGTTTGTAATTCTCTCTGATGTCTGCTGTTTTGTGATAAACGAACTCTTTTACTTCTTCGTCATAATGTGCAACGAAGTAATCAGACAGTTCAAATAAACCAAGTTCACCTTTTGCATACATTTCAAGAATCTTATGACAGAATTTCCCGAACTCCGCATAGAAGTTGTTTGTTCCTTCTGCTTCTTCTATATACTGCAAATACCATTCATATTTGCAGATGCAAAATGAATTCAATCTGCTAAAAGACCAAATCATGTTATCTATCAAAAAGTTATATTCTGACATTGTTTACCTCATAACTTTATTTTAGTTTGATATAGATGATCCCAAATATCTTTTCCCTTATCTACGGGCGAATTTTTATCACTCACTTTCCCTAATAATCCTTTTTGGTCGATCACAACATATACATTCACAAATCTCATAAGTAACTGAATTGTTTCTTTCTCCATTATTTTTTCAAGTGAAACGTCATTGTCAAAAGCAATTACCACATCACAATGAAGTCTGATAATCGTCTTTACTTGAAAAATCGTAAGCTCACTGGTTTCTGATGAAACTGAATTTGGCTGACCATAACTGTCAAGTTTCATTACAGATTTTAGCGATTCAAAAATGATAATTTCCCTGTACTGCTGTATGATATCTTTTTTAAAATAAAATCCTTGAAGATAATCTAAATCGCCAACTGGATAATAGTTCATATATTTTGGAATCGGTGGATCAAAGTCTTTATAACCATCGTAAAGAGTTCTCCCCTTCACATTTATCAAATTTCCATCATTATCATATACAGGATATACAATACGATTGACTCTTTTGTCGTACCGAACACCATATTTTTCCATGATGCTTTGTGGTATTCCTTCTTCAATCCATTTTGTTATTCGCCGGTGTTCAAAATCATTTAAGATTTTTTTGTCCAGGATTGGATGTGTTACCGGCAGTTGTTGTTTCTTTTTCTTTCTGGCTGCTTTTTTGAGATATTTAACTGTAGTTGATATTTCTGTCTTTT